GATCGTTTGTCGGTATCAACCCTTCTAACAGTGAGGCACTTCGCACAATTGCGTCACTCTTCTATGAGATGCCGATGCCGCAGAACCCTGCTGGCGTGCAAGAGTTTATTGCTCGACAGGAAGACGATGCCGCATTCATCTCAGCCCTCGCAGAAGCCGCACGCGGACAAGTTGTCGGTGCTCGTACCGCAACAGAAATGGCTATCATTGACGCCCAAATGCGAACCCGTCTCGCCACAAGAGAAGGGCACCTCAACGACGCAATCGAAGACGTCGCACGCAAAGCCTTCTACCTGAGCAAGAAGTACATGCGGGAGCCCCGTCTGATTCGTATTGCGGGTGACCGTAAGTGGGCTGAATTGGCACACAAGGACCTGCGCGACATCCAGATGGACTTCGAGATGGTGTCATACAACCCAATCAGGAAGAACCCAGGAGTCATGCTCGAAAGCCTGATTCAACTGATTCCTTTCCTGGCCGAGAACGAGAATGTCGACATCCGACAACTCACAGAAGAAGTCGTCTCCGGTATGGGCTTGTCACGACGAATCATGATTCCTGAGGCTGAGTTGCAGGCTATGCAAGAAGAGATGGGTGCGCTCATGCAAGCCCAACAGCAACAGCAGGCACTCGGCGGTGCTGCTGGCGGTGAAGCATTCTTGCAGGCACAAGAAATGCAGCAAGTCGTCCAGGCTATGCAGCAGTTGCCTCCTGAGCAGGCGGCGCAACTCGCAGAGCAAGTGAAGCAGCAGACGGGTGTAACGCTCCCTGTTCCCCAAGCCGGAGCCGATCAAGCGCAAGCAGCGCCCCCAGAGGGCGAGGCATAAGCCGGAGAAGTCGTGGCACTTTCGAAAAGAGACAAAATACGTAAGGCATCGCTTCTGAAGAAGCACAGGCTCAAGGGTGTAAACATCCCTAAGCGTACGCCTGACCACCCTACGAAGAGCCACATCGTTCTTGCTCAAGAAGGTGACACAATCAAACTTATTCGATTCGGCGAGCAGGGCGCAAAGACTGCAGGTAAGCCCAAGAAGGGTGAGTCTGAAAGGATGAAGAAGAAGCGTAAGAGCTTCAAGTCTCGTCATCGTAAGAACATTGCTAAGGGCAAGCTCAGTGCTGCTTACTGGGCCGATAAGGTGAAGTGGTAATGGCTACGTACCAAGAAATGATGGACGAGCTTCGGCAGGGCGCACAGAAAGCTGATGCATGCCCTGTTGCCACACAAGATGTTGAACTGAATCTTGAGAACCGACAAAAAGCCTTGGACACCAAGGAGTATGGGCCGGCTAACCCTGGACTAGACGAAGAGGGCGGCAACCAAGAGTTCTGGCAGCGATACGCAGATCGATTCAATGACTCTGTAGAGAATGTCATGAGCATGCGTTGCGGAAACTGTTCTTTCTTCGATACGTCAGACAGCATGAAGCAATGCATCGAAATGGGTATCGGGGAAGAAGGTGACCCAGAATCCGCCGTAGAGGCCGGCGAACTTGGTTACTGCACCGCTTTGGATTTTAAGTGCGCATCTCAGCGTGTGTGCATCATTTGGGCCGGGAGGGCTGACTCATGAAACCCAAGAGCAAAGTCAACGAAGCTGGAAACTACACAAAGCCTGGAATGCGCAAGCGCATGTTCCAGAGTATTAAATCCGGCGGCAAGGGCGGAAGGCCTGGTCAGTGGTCTGCACGCAAGGCTCAAATGCTTGCCAAGAGGTACAAGGCCAAGGGCGGAGGCTACAAAAACTAATGGCCCTCAAGAAGTCTCAGAAGTCTCTAAAGACGTGGACAAAGCAAAAGTGGCGGACACCTTCGGGCAAGCCGAGTGTCCAGGGGCCCAAGGCTACTGGTGAAGTTTACGCTCCGTCAGCAACCATCAAGAGTACGAAGAGATCAAAGCTGGCAGCCGCCACAAGAGCGAAGAGGAAGGCTACGGCAGAAGGTAAGCAGTTCGCCAAGCACGGACTTCACAAGGGCAAAAACAGGTCGGGAATGGCATGAGCGAGTACAGCGACAAAATGTTGAGCCTGAGAAAATCACTACCGCAAGGCGGGACGGTTGAACAACGCAGCAAAGAAGACCAAGAAAAGTTTAAGCGAATTGAATCACGAGAGGCTTATCCTGAGTCAGATATAGCTACAGGCGTAAGCGAAGAGCCCGGCGACCTCGGAGAGATTGCATACCCGCAAAGCGATCGAATGGACGCCGAGGAAGCTTTGTTTGCTAGGCTGGCTAAAGTAACCGACGGTAAAGGATCTGAAACTAAATCAAGTGTCGCTGCAGGAAAAGCCCCCTCAAAGGCGTCAACCACTACGATTAAACACAAACGTAGCAACTACGCGCCTCGGGGCAGGAAGAAAAAGACAGGGTCGGGGACTTCGACATCAAGAGGACCGAAAAGTTTAGAAGACTACCAAACTAAACAGACTGACGAGTACTACTCTATTGCCGATAAGGTGATACCCAAAGACTCCTACACAGACTTTACACAGGATGAAGCGGCGCAAATTAGCTTCGGGCAAACCGCCGCGCTGAAATCTTACCTCGAAAAAGCTGACACGATGGACCACGAAACTGAGCTAAGAACTCTTCCAAGCGGAGAAGAAATCGAAGTAATTATCTTTCCTGATGGGTCTGAATATTACCAAGAAACAGATGCAGTTGGGAGCGACTTGAAACCCGGAGACATTCTCCGGTTGAGGGCTCCCAGGAGAACGTAATGAGTCTGATAATGAACAACGTTGAGTGTACGGGTTGCGACTTCTTCGAGGAAGAGGCG